GTGGCAATATCAGAAAAATTGGCTTGATAATAACGGAAGGCAGTACCAGGGTCGGTATATTTACCATTAACTGTTATTTCATCTTCAATTAAATCTGCTATTGGAATGCGCTTGTAATATGGAGCGTACTCCATACCACTAACACTAGTCGGATAGACAAACGTAGTTGTACCCTCTAAAGCCTCGGGTACTAAGGCAATGTGCACAAAACCTGCTGCATTGAATGCAGACTGACGTGTTTCGAGCTTAATTCCGAAAGCAACGGTACGAAGTAAACCAAAATTGCTATTCAACTGGGCCGCATTGGAAACTGCTACAGAGCTGGCATAGGTCGGGGCTGCCCAACTTGTACTAGATGTCGGTACAAGAGGAACAATTGCCGCATTGGAAGCGTAACGAAATACAGCTCCTGTACCAGCAAAAGTGGTGCCGACGGACAATGGTACAAGATCACGAGAGAAAGCGACAGCACTAGGCATAGTCGCCTCATCAGGAACTTTAACTCCAAAGGCCTTCTCTGAGAACGGGTCAATGTTGGCAATAAGGAATTGTGGAAGTGTGGCACCTCCCGGAATTCCTTTAACATTAGCCTGTCTACCAGAAACCAAACCAGATGATGGTTGAGATCGAAGAACAAGCGCTCGAGAAGTAACATTGCTATTCTGAGAACTAGCAATTTTACGACGAGCTTTACGATTTCTAGTCTTGGAAGACTGAAATTGAGCGAGTTGACGAGCTAACACGATTGGTTGATTACGTTGTTTTTGACGATTATTTACTTTCTTATTATTATTGGTCATAATATTGGATACCGTATGACCAGGCCGCAGTTGGTTTTGAATTGGCGCTAAAAAGCTCCCAACCTGCGCCCTACCGGGACTGTACATCCTAGATCGCCTGAGCACCCGCCGTGCAGTCTCTTGGCATTTTGTTTAGCACTAAAATAATAGTTTTGGGGGTTTAAATATCTAGGACCCAATGGCACTTTAAAGGTAGGGTTTGGTGAAGTAGTGGGGTCCTACTTCACCAAAACAACCTACCCGGTAATCAGCATAGAATGCCTCTATGCTTATTTGCGCATCTGGTGGTATCCCAAATGCCAAATAAAATGAAAACCTTGATTCCGCGGTGGGTGTACTATAACACCTCTTCATCCCGAATCCTCTGTTTGTATATTTATAGATCGAACTGTCATCAAGTGGCTTCGCCCCATCTGATGACCTAACCAACATATCATAAAAATCTTGAACCACGGGTATTCCACCAGTCATAGTAAGACCTCCCTTACCTATACTGGCCATAAACCTGCGTGAAATTTTATCATTGTCAAGCGGTTTCAATGATATGCAATCCTTAGCAATGGACACGCGAGGATCGCGGATCATTACGTATTGCTTACCATCAAACACCGGTTGTGCTTGACAGAATACTATCTGCTCAATGAGATAAACTGTAGCTCCCATATCCATGGTTAACCCTGACTCCAAAAAGTAAGGTGGCAAAGCGGCACGAAATTTGGCCTCATCTTCGCTCTCCATGATCGCTACAACGTCATCACCATCGTTCACAAAACGTATAACTATTCCCACTTCCTTAGCATATGCGATAACTAACGAGCACATTATTAGAACGTTACCCAGTGATGTATTGACATCACCAGATTGACGTTTGCCCTTAGTTTTATAACGCACATGACCGGACGGTACTTGTCCATACCCTCTGTTACGAACTTGCCATTTACAAAGCTTTGCAAATAACTTATCGCGCGGATAGTATTCTTTATAAATGCTATGCTCCCATTCTAGAGCATCCGCACTTATATGTTGGTCAAACCTGCTAGCATCAAGCGGAATAGCACATGGCTTCTTAAAAGCCTGCCAGTGCTCTGCGATGATAGCGCCCCTAGTCGACATGTTGCAGCCTTTCATCACACACCGTGACCCCTGCAACTTATCCAAAACAGCATATATCCTTTTTTCTATAGGACGGATATAAGTCCCAAATTCAAGATGAAAGGTTGGTTTCCGTGTAGAAATCAACCTAGGAACTGGCTTAATAAGGTGACCAAATTGAAGTTTAAACTTCAATTTCTCATATTTCACAAATGCAGAAATGAAGGAGTCACGGATGCTGACCCCTCTTCTTTCCACACACTCCATAGCTTTCTGGTAAACTAGTCGTTTCTGAGCCGGAGTTGAGTCAACATATTGTTGATAACTCATACGGTTGGAGAACGTGTCTTGTTTACGGAAGAACTTCCGAATGAAGCTTAACCTTTTAAACCCGAGTTTCGATGGTTCCGGAACAGGTACGAATTTTCCATTTTGTTTAACATAGAAAACTCGTTCCTTTAAAGCCATCTCAAGAGCTTGAATTGACGTATTATAGGTTAAAAATTTTTTATCAGGCC